GTAACACCCCAATTAGAGCATACGTTGTAGAATCGGATATCACCGCTAAACAAGAGACAGCAAGACGACTTGAAAAACTCAGTCAGATTTAATCAAAATATTTATTAACAATGTATAAAATTATAGAACTTGAGATAGACCCCGAAGTATCAGGAAACACCGGTGTGTTTGAGGTAGCGTGGGTTGAATATCCTGCGATTGAACAGGAACTTATGTATTTCTCCCAACAGAAATTCTTTAAAGCACCTGACTACGTTTCCTCCAAAGCATGTCAAGCAATCAAAGAGAACGAGAAACGTGGTAACCCCGCAGGGACTCAAGTAGGAAAGGTCCGAGCACAACAGTTGTGTAACCAAGAGGAAATCTCATTGGAGACCGTAAAGAGAATGAAGTCATTCCTATCAAGAGCAGCGACCTATGACACAGGTAATTGGGATGACAACGGAACCATAGCGATGGGACTTTGGGGTGGTAAAGAAGCATTAACATGGGTTAACAAGATTCTTGACCAACAAGAAGAAATGGGGATTCAGGACTTCGTTGAAAATGCTGGTGGATTCTCAACTGGTGATTACGTTTCATGGACCTATGCAGGTCGTGGTGAAGGTGATGACAGAGCACGTGGTCAAATCACAGATTTAAGAGTATCGGGTGAGGTAAATGTCCCTGATACTGATTTTACATTGAATGCTACTGAGGACAATCCCGTAGCACTCATTAAAACCGTTGATGGAACCATCGTTGGTCAGTATGTTAAAAACCTTAGGAAGATACAAAAACCTGAAGGATTTGTTTACCCCTCAATCGGTGAATCTAAGGACGAGTTTATCTCACGTTGTATTGCGTATGTAGTCAACGAAGGTAAAACCGAAGATGAAGCAGCGGGACAGTGTTATGGTATGTGGGAGAATCGTGAGTTCGCTCCTGACAAAGTATCGTTTGATTGGGATGACACATTGGATACTCGTGGTGGTAAAATGTTATTGGAACAGGAACTCTCAAGGGGGTCTCTGATTTATATCATATCTGCACGTTCGATGACCTCAAAAGAAATGATTGACCTTGCTAACGAATATGGATTCCCTGCGAGTCATATTTATACCACAGGAAGTAATCAAGAAAAGGTTGAAAAGATTAAAGAACTTGGAATCAAAAGACACTACGATAATAACTTTAGAGTTATTCAAGATTTAGATGGTGTTGGTATTAAGTTCGACTACGATGTAACAGGTTTACCGAGTTACGATAATTACCCATCATCAGGAGATACCGACAGTATGTTGGTGGAACCTGAATTATTCAACTGTGGATGTGGTGAATCAAAAGAGGTAAAAATGGAGATGGATAACCTAAATGTGTTGGGTTATGAAACCAAATATTTTTATATGTGTCCCGGTGCTATTGCTCTGTTTACCCATTTAACACAAATGGAGTTGACCGAGGATGCTACGGGTATGATTCGTTCCGCAGCACAGATTGCGGATAACGTATTCGGTATTGAAGAAAACGTTATATCAAACGGATTTGCAACCCCTGAGGAATACAATCAAGCAAAAATCTTGGTTGATGACTTCAAGGATGTAATGGAAGAAATTGATGAGATTGTTGGAATGAAACACGATGTTTCGTTTATGGATGGTCACATAAAAATCATTGAGGATTACTTGAATGAACCAAATGATTGGGATGAAGAGGACCTGAAGATGAAATCTCAATTTGACCGTTTAAGATTTTCAATGTCACGTCAGGAGTTTGAAGCGGTGACCAACCCCCTACTTCGAGGATTTACTGAGTCTGAGATTTATGCGTTGAATCACCCTACTCCTACCAATTATTTTCTCTATAAAAGAGTATTGTCAGGAAGTCCTGACAGAGACTTTTGTATGTCAATTGAGGGTAGATACTTCCGTAGAGCACAAATTGACGCTCTGAGGGATGTAAACACCCAATTTGGACACAACCGTCAACCATATTCAAAATGGTTATACAAAGGTGGACCACAATGCGTTCACGCTTGGGAGAAATATATGTTCCAAGAGAGAAATAAAGTGAATTTAGGTAGAGAAAGTCTTGGGGTTGCGGGTAAAGCACCTCAAGAAATGATGGGTAAAGGTTATTACCCTGGAACATCAAGATATAAAGCGAATCTCTCACAACAGGTTTCCTATACCAAGTCATTAGATTGTTTTGGTGATTTATGTAAGGTTGGATTCAGTAAACAAACCAATCAGATGTTCGCTACCAAGACGGACCAAAGGATGGTTTACACTCCACTGATGATACCTAATATTCTAATACCTCGTTTTGATGAAGTGTCAAATGAAAAGTATTATGTAAAATTTACTCCTGAGACAATTCTTAAGATTCAACAAAAGTTCATGATAGAACAACGAACCCGAGCAACCAACTACGAACATTCAGATAAGAAATACAATGATGCGGTTATGGTGGAGTCATGGATTGTTGAAGGTGAAAAGGATAAATCCTATGAACTTGGTTTTACACAAGAACAGATTCCTTTCGGAACATGGATGGGGGGGTATAAAATCCTCGAAACCCCCGAGGGAAATGAGATTTGGAATGAACTTATTAAAAAGGGAAAAGTCAAAGGAATGTCTGTAGAAGGTAATTTCCTTATGAATTTTTCACAGGTTAAGACCGATGAGTATTTATTAGAACAAATCATAAACATATTAAATCAAATAACTGATTAAATGAACGCAACAGAAGCAATCAACAAAATCGCTGTTTTGTTAGGATTAAAATTTAAGTCCGAAAAGTTCATGGTTACAAAATTGGTAGACGGTTCAACCGAAGTTACAAATAATCAAGAAGGTCCATTCACTGTAGGTGAAGGTCTTTTTGTTGTTGGTGAAGATTCGGTCTTAGTTCCCGCACCATCAGGTTCACACGAAACTCGTGAAGGGTTAATTCTTACCGTTGGTGAGGATTCAATCATTTCAAAGATTGAGGAGAAACCTGTGGTAGAGGAATCAAGTCCTGTGGTAGATGCAGCAACAGATGTTGAAATCGAAACAGAAGTCCTATCAAAAGCAACCTTAACTGACGGAACTAAAATTGAAACTGACGAAGAAAGTGATTTCGCAGTTGGTCAAAAACTTTATGTTATTACAGAAAGTGGAGAAAGAGTTTCAGCACCTGAAGGTGAACATACAACAGAATCGGGTATCACTTTGGTGGTAGACGGTGAGGGTGTAATCACGGGGGTTAAATACCCTGATGAAGAAGGTGAAGGAAGTCTTGGAGACATGAAAAGTGACATGAAAAACATGAAACAAGCAATGACAGAAATGTTATCAATGTTAAACAATTTTTCCAAGGATTTTGAATCCTATAAAAAAGATTATGAAGAATTCAAAAATTCTCCTGTCCATAGTAATCCGGTGGTTAAAAAGACCTTTGGAAAAGAAAACTTAATGGACGCAAAGGTAAGATTTTTGAGAGAAGCATTAAAGAATTAAACAATAAAAAAAAACAATAAAAAAAATGAAAAAACAAATGTTAAAAAAAGGTGAAGCAAAAAACTTCTCCTTCAACTACGATTTGTCAAATCTTCCTCAGTATGAGTCATACGGAGATGATATGATGATTAAAGCATTTCTTGGTCTAACACTTCCAAAATATTCTTCAGTTCGTCCGAACTTGAAAGGAACTACAGAATTAGTAGGTTTTGTTACCAACGATGTTATTTTACAAGACCTTTCGTGTGGATTTACACCGACAGGAGAAACAACACAGGACGTTGTAACTGTTAATCTTTGTAATAAAAAGGTGAACCAACAATTATGTCCATACTCACTCTTTGATACCTATTTGTCTCAGTATTTAACTGACGCAAACTTCCAAGAGACAGTTCCTTTTGAAGAGGTAATCTTAACTGATATCGCTAACAGAACTGCTAACCAAATCGAATTGCAATTATGGAGAAACACAACTGCATCAGGTGGAACAATCTATAACAACCAATGTTTCAACGGTGTTATCAGTTTGATTACATCAGGAAACGGTGCTACTCGTGTTGCTTACACAGGTGCTACTGCTACCAACGGTTTGGACGTATTCTCTTCTTACTACAGAGCGATTCCTGAGAACGTATTACACAGAGATGACTTAGTTATCTACTGCGGATATTCTGACTACAGAGCACTTGTTGCGTCAATGCGTAATAACTCGTTTATCAACTTATTCACTGATAATACTTCAGTAGGAACGGATAGTGCTGATTGGGGTGTTATGTTACCTGCATCTAACTGTAGAGTTATCCCAACACAGGGTCTTACAGGACAATCTAAAATTTACGCAGGTCCTGCTCAATACATCATGATTGGAATGAACTCAGAAATGATGACCCAACGTGCAATGTATGACCCATTTGAGGACATCGTAAAACTTAATCTTCACGCAACTTACGGAGTAGGTGTATTTAGTGTTGATTCTTTTGTAGTTGCAAACTAATAAACCTTAACTAAAATTATACAAAAATGAGTTGTTTTATTTCAAGTGGATACACCTTAGATTGCAGAACCGCATCTACAGGGGGTATCTCTACAGTATGGATTTTAGGAGGTTCTGGAACTGCTGCAATAACGGGTTACACTGAGAACAACGATTCTCAAATCACGTCTGCATCGGGAACAGGAGTTTTCTACAAATTCGAATTAACTAAACAGGGTTCTTCATTCACTGAAGATATCGCTGTAAACACCACATCAAGTTCAGTTGTATTCACACCAACATTGGTAATGAATCTTCCAAAACTTGACAAAGAACTTAGAAATATGTTCTTTGATTTGGTTGGTCAAAATAACATCGTATTTATCGTAAAAGATAACAACGGTAGATATTGGTCAGGAGCATGGAATAACGGAGCATTGGTTATTTCAGGTGGAATTGCTACAGGTCAAGCATATACTGACCTTAATGGTTTGAACGCTTTGACTATTCAAGGTGGTGAACCAAACGCTACTCAAGAATTGTTGGTAACAACAACCTTAGGAGCATTATTCACAGGTATTACTGTTCAGTAATAACCCGTGATATTTATCATAAGAGGGGGGAGGATAATCTTCCCCCTTTTTTAAAGCCAGATTAAAAATATGAAGTGGAACGGTAGAAGTTATAGACCCGTATCGGGTATCACCCAAAAGAAAAAACCTTTTGATTTCCAAGAAGCGTTAAAACCTCTTGGTGAAAAAAATATACCTGTATGGAATCTTGTTATGTCGGTTGACAATGAAGTTGCAGCATCACCTGTTCCAACATCATCACCTACCCCAACTCCAACACAAACACCGAGTGTGAGTCCATCAACTACACCAACAACAACACCAACGAATACTCCATCAGTATCGGTGTCAGTTAGTCCAAGTTTAACTCCATCTATTACTCCAAGTATTACCCCATCAATTACTCCGAGCATAACTCCAAGTATTAGTCCAAGTTTAACTCCAT